TTGAGAATATCACGCATTTTTGTATATGTTATAGTTTTGAGATCAATAATTTTTTCTTTTTTAATTTCAGCTAAAATTTTTTCGAAAATTTCATCTGGTATATCCGTGCTTTCCTTACCTTGAACTTGATTGCACCATTCTCTAAAATGATTAATGCGTTTATAACAAAAATGCGAAGTATCTTTGGTATTTTGTTTTAATATAGGTCTATTTTGCTCAACCAGTAATAACTCTTGATAACCACATGTATTACATATCATTATTGCGTCATGTTGTAAACATATCATTTGACTATTACATTCCTTGCATATTTCTATATTAATATCTTCGACTATTCTAACATATTTTTTATTAATAATTGACATATATTTATCAACTAATGTGCTTTTATCGGCATTCGTATCTGATAAATTGTTATTATCATTATTATCTACACTATTTAAATTATCTGCATTCTTTGAATCATAGGAACCGACAGTATTATCATTATTTATATTGTTTAAAGCGTCTAATACATTTATAACATTATAAGATGCACTATTTTTTTTCTTTTTGCCTTCACTTTTATATGTTCTTGATTGCTTTATAGGTAAATTTGCCGAGGATTTAATGATATTTGAATTGCCAACTAACGAATTATTTATATGTGATTGCTTATCAACAGTATCGTAATATTGAAATAAAATATAGCTTGTATTTTTATAATATTCTATTTCATCGTAATTATTTGTTAAATCCTTAATTTTATTTTTGATATCTATTATATTTTCTCGCAATTCTATATTACTTGACCATAATTCAGTTTTTAAATCTTTGTCAGTACTTTCATTTTTTAATTGATTGTCTATTATATTTGAAGTATTTTCATAATCTTTTAATAAATTATTATAATACTCTAAATCTCTATCGGTATTTTCAAATTTTTTTATCATATTATTATGCATTGCATCTAAAGTATAACTTTCATTTGTATCTTTTACAATTTTCTTTTTTGATGATTTTTCTTTAAACATCTCATTTATAATAGAATTACTATTTTTTAGTTTTATATATTATTTTACTAAATTTATTCGCGTACTAATTTATATTTTTTTCTCCTATAATAGTATAAAGAATAAAGCAAAATGGGTGGTGGTCTTCTTCAATTAGTAGCTTATGGTGCTCAAGACGTTTATTTAACTGGTAATCCTCAAATTACCTTTTTCAAAGTAGTATATCGTCGTCATACTAACTTTGCGATGGAAGCTATTCAACAAACTTTTAATGGCAATCCCGGTTATGGCAATACTGTAACTTGCCAAATATCTCGTAATGGTGATTTAATTAATCGTATGTATTTACAAGTTGATATTCCTGCTGTTACCGATAATGGCACTGACGAATATGTTAACTATTTAGGTTTACGTTTACTAAAGAATGTTGTTATTGAAATTGGTGGTCAACAAATAGACAAGCACTATTCCGATTGGATGTACATATGGAATGAATTATCTTTACCCACAGGTAAAAGATATGCTTATGATAAAATGGTAGGTAAAGAAGGTGCGACTTTAGCTGATACTACTTTATATATACCATTAGAATTCTGGTTTTGCCGCAATGTAGGATTAGCTCTTCCTTTAATTGCTTTACAATATCACGAAGTTAAAGTTAAAATTGAATTTGAGCAAAAATCCAAATGTGTTGTAAATGACGACCGTGGTATTGCTCCTGTTGATATCAGTAAAGTTGTTGATATTAAAAATGTTTCTTTATGGGTTGATTACATATTCTTAGATACTGATGAACGTAGACGCTTTGCTCAATTATCTCACGAATATTTAATTGAACAATTACAATTTACAGGTTCTGAAAGCTTATCTACTGGAAGCAATCGTATCAAATTAAATTTCAATCATCCTTGCAAGGAATTAGTATGGGTTGCTAAACATAATGAAATTGATAATCGTGAATGGTACAATTATTCTGAAACCGCGGGGGTGAATGCTGAAAAAGATGGAGGAAATCCTTTCACTGAAGCTATATTACAATTAAATGGCAATGATCGTTTTGCCACTCGTAAAGGAAATTATTTCAGTTTAGTACAACCATTCCAACACCACACTAACGTCCCTTCTAATGATGGTATCAACGTCTATTCTTTTGCACTTAAACCCGAAGATCATCAACCAAGCGGTACTCTCAATATGTCTCGTATTGATACTGCTACTTTAATGGTTGATACAACATCATCAACCGTTTCGAGTATCAATATATATGCCGTAAACTACAATGTTCTCCGCATATTATCTGGTATGGGTGGCCTCGCTTACTCTAACTAAATTATTATTTACATTTATTGTTTTTTTAAATATAATATTTATAAATTGTGTAATATTTGATCTTTTTTTTTCTCCTATAATAGTATAAAGAATATAGCAATATGGGTGGTGGTCTTCTTCAATTAGTGGCTTATGGTGCTCAAGACGTTTATTTAACTGGTAATCCTCAAATTACCTTTTTCAAAGTAGTATATCGTCGTCATACTAACTTTGCAATTGAATCTATTGAGCAAACTTTCAATGGTAATCCTGGATATGGCAACCGTGTAACTTGCCAAATATCTCGTAATGGCGATTTAATACATCGTATGTATTTAGCAGTAAATCAAGGGGCCGGCGGAAGTGCGGGTTGTGGCTATTTCGGCTTACGTTTAATAGATTATGTAGAATTAGAAATTGGTGGTCAAAAAATAGATAAACAATATTCTCACTGGATGTACATCTGGAATGAATTATCATTACCTGTAGGTAAAAAAAATGGTTATGATAAAATGATAAATAAAAATGGTGACGAGGGTTCTCAAAATTTATATATTCCTCTTGAATTCTGGTTTTGCCGCAATGTAGGCTTAGCTCTTCCATTAATTGCTTTACAATATCACGAAGTTAAAGTTAACATATTATTTCAAACTGAAACTAAATGTGCTTTAAATGGTACAACAGGTCCAGTTTTAGATTCAGCAACTTTATGGGTTGATTACATATTCTTAGATACTGATGAACGCAGACGTTTTGCTCAATTATCGCATGAATATTTAATTGAACAACTTCAATTTACAGGTGCTGAATCTGTAAGTGGAACACAAGCTAAACCTAAATTATCCTTCAATCATCCATGTAAAGAATTATATTGGTTTGTCACCGCTGAAAGTGGTACTCAAACTGAAACTAATCAAAATTGGTTTAATTATACAACCACACCACAATCTGGTAATGGTTCTACAGTGGAAACTGCTATAAAAAATATTAACGGAGCCACTGGTTCAGTAAATCCAATAAAAACTGCTAAATTAGTATTAAATGGCAACGATCGCTTCAGTGAAAGACCTGGGTCTTATTTCAATTTAATTCAACCTTTCCAACATCACGAAAACGTACCATCAAATCAAGGTATCAATGTATATTCTTTTGCTCTCAAACCAGAAGAACATCAACCAAGCGGTACTCTTAACATGTCTCGTATTGATACTGCAGCATTAAATTTATCATTAGATTTAATTGACGGTGTTTCATCTTCTCTAAGTGTATATGCTGTCAACTACAACGTTCTTCGCATATTATCCGGTATGGGTGGTCTTGCTTACTCCAACTAAATCAATTTATTTAAAATACAGTATAATATATATTGTGTATATATTAATACTTTTTTTTCTCCTATAATAGTATAAAGAATATAGCATAAATGGGTGGTGGTCTTCTTCAATTAGTAGCTTATGGGGCACAAGATGTTTATTTAACTGGTAATCCCCAAATTACCTTTTTTAAAGTAGTATATCGTCGCCATACTAATTTTGCGATTGAAGCTATTCAACAAACTCCTACTGGTAGCAACACATTAGGTTCTCGTGCGAGTTTCCAAATAACTCGTAATGGTGATTTAATACATCGTATATATTTCCACGCTAATATCAAAAATACAAATGCATCAGGTGCTACTAAAAATGTAGCATTAGTTCCACATGTGGGTCAAAAATTACTTAAAACAGTGGAATTAGAAATTGGTGGCCAACGTATAGATAAACATTATTCCGAATGGCTATATATATGGAATGAGTTATCTTTACCATTTGGAAAAAGAAATGGTTATTATACTATGGTGGGTGCTAATGATAGTAATTTATGTACTAAATTAGCTGCCGCCACTTCTTATGAATTATACGTACCATTAGAATTCTGGTTTTGCCGCAATGTAGGTTTAGCTCTTCCATTAATAGCCTTACAATATCACGAAGTTAAAATCAATATAGAATATGAATCGGCGGGCAATCTTGTTGATACTGGTAAAACAAATTTTTGCGCAAATGAAATTACAACATCAAATGGTAATATTGACGCTTCCACCGGCGCGAATGCAGACACAGCCGTATACTCTTCTTCTTCTGATGTTGAATTAGTTGATGCAAATTTATGGGTAGATTATATATTCTTAGATACTGATGAACGCAGACGTTTTGCTCAATTATCCCATGAATACTTAATTGAACAACTTCAATTCACAGGTACCGATTCTATAACTCAATCAAGCGGTTCTGATAACATGAAAAGCTTAAGAATGAATTTCAATCATCCATGCAAAGAACTTATATGGACCATAAGAAGAGATGCCGAAAATAATGGTCTACCATTCTGGAACAACTTTGGCGATTGTTATGTTGCTCCTGCAGACGATAATACTAATCCATTTAAAGCAACAATATCCGGTGCAGTAACACCTGATACTATAAGTGCTAATGATTATACATCCAATAATAACCCAGTTATGCAAGCTAAATTAATGCTCAATGGCAATGATCGCTTTGCCACACGCAAAGGTGATTATTTCTCTATTGTACAACCTTATCAGCATCACGAAAATACACCTGGTGAAAATCACAAAGGTATCAATGTTTATTCTTTCGCACTTAAACCAGAAGAACATCAACCAAGCGGTACTCTTAATATGTCTCGTATTGATACTGCAGTATTATCATTATCGTCAAAAGTTAATGGAACAATATTTATATATGCTGTTAATTACAACGTTCTCCGCATATTATCTGGCATGGGTGGCCTTGCTTATTCCAACTAATCTAACTAAATTTTCTTTAAATTATTTTTCTTTGCTAATAGTATAAAAGATATAGCAAATTAAAAATGGGTGGTGGTCTTCTTCAATTGGTAGCTTATGGTGCACAAGATGTTTATTTAACTGGTAATCCTCAAATTACCTTTTTCAAAGTAGTATATCGTCGTCATACTAACTTTGCTATTGAAGCTATTCAACAAACTCCTTCGGGGAGAAATACTTTTGGATCTCGCGTTACCTATCAAATCACCCGCAACGGTGATTTAATCCACCGTCTATACTTCAGTGGCAAAATAACTAATAATAATACCAATACTGATCCAGAGGAGGTCAATGGTACTTGGAACAAAGAAAATGTAGCATTAGTACCAAATGTTGGTCAAAAATTATTAAAATCCGTGGAATTAGAAATTGGTGGCCAACGTATAGATAAACATTATTCCGAATGGTTATATATCTGGAATGAGTTATCCTTACCTGTCGGAAAAAGATATGGTTATAACACTATGGTAGGTGCTAATGATCATAATTTATGTACTAAATTAGCTGCCGGTGCTTCTCAACAATTATACGTACCATTAGAGTTTTGGTTTTGCCGCAATGTAGGCTTAGCTCTTCCTTTAATCGCTTTACAATATCACGAAGTTAAAGTTAATATTGAATATGAAGAAGTTGCTAAACTTGTTGATATATCAGAACATAATATGTGCATAGACGAATTTGAAAGATCCTCTGGTTGTACAAATGGTAATAAACAACAAAAAGATACAACCGCCGATTATGAGGAAGGAACATTTTCTTCCATTGAAAATCCCACCGGTGGCGCGGCATCTGCGACAACTTTATTTGCAAATGAAGCAGGTTCGATTAATTTATCATTAGATGATGGTACTTTATGGGCCGATTACATATTCTTAGATACTGATGAACGTAGACGTTTTGCTCAATTATCTCACGAATATTTAATTGAACAATTACAATTCACAGGTGCTGATACTATAGATAGTACTACTAACGCTGATAGCATGAAAAATGTAAGATTAACTTTCAATCATCCCTGCAAAGAACTTTTATGGACAGTCAAAAGTAATGATGCAGATGTTTTCTGGAATAATTTTTCGAATGCTTATACAGCTGCAGCTGACAAAGGTCTTGCTAATATCTATGAAAGCTCCAAAAATCCCGTACATCAAGCTAAACTCTTACTCAATGGTAATGATCGTTTTGCTACCAGAAGAGGTGATTATTTCTCTATTGTACAACCTTATCAACATCACGAAAATACTCCCAATAAAACTCATCAAGGTATTAATGTATATTCTTTCGCACTTAAACCAGAAGAACACCAACCCAGTGGCACTCTTAATATGTCTCGTATAGATACCGCGATATTATCATTATCTGCACAGCTCACAGGTAATAAAAAAGGTACTTTAAATGTATATGCTGTTAACTACAACGTTCTCCGCATATTATCTGGTATGGGTGGTCTCGCCTATTCCAATTAAAAAAATTATCCAATTTATCAAATTATTTTTATGAATATTTTATACTTAAAGATTTAATAATATCACTATCATTATAATTTAATTTATCTTGAACTAAAATCATAATATCAAATATTTTTTTAGATAATACATAGGAAATTGTTTGAATATAATTATTTAAACCAATATTGCGTTCATTGTAGCAGTAATCTATTTTATTATAAAGTATATCAATACAATTATTATTTAATTTTTTAATATATTTATATAACTTAGCTTTATAGACATCGGTATTATTATCTGTATAATAAAGTATTTCAGGACGTAATATTTTTATCAAATACGTTTCAACCATATCACAATTATATATATTAATTCTTTCATTTAGCATTTTTTTAAATTGTGTTTCTTTTTTGATAATATTGTTGCAATGTTTATCAGTTTCAGAAATTTTTCTCAAAGCTTCAAAATCCTTCTTTAGAAATTTAATAACGTTTTCACTAAAATCCTGTTGGAAAATATTCATTATAATATTATGTTATTATA